TTGATATTTTGACTCCATCTCATGAATTTTATTTTTCGAGTGGGCATTTGGCTAGACCTATCTATACTGGGATCTTTGTAGCTACACTTGATGACAACAAGAATCATACACCATGTATGTTGGTTCCTCGTAGTTCTTTATCATCAACTCCTTTGCGTCTAGCAAATAGCATTGGACTTATTGATATGGGATATCGTGGTGAAGTAATCGCAAAAGTTGATTGTGTAGATGTGAATACTGATTATTATGCGATTGATGAAGGTAAGAGATTATTCCAACTTGTACAGTATAATTGGTTGCCTTGGAAGACTATTGTTTTTGTAGACACACTTGAGGAATTGCCACCAGCTCCAGATAATCGGGCAGCAGGTGGATTTGGATCCACTGGGCACTAAACTATATCCCGAATTAATAGTAGAGAAACAGCATCGTGGATAACTGCTACCCAATATCCATTGTAGAAGGAAACATTGAAACCAAATATCAATACAATCATTATAACCAGTGATCGTATGAATATATTCCAAATAGGATTGCTCGTGGGTACCAGTAGCACGTTCATTTATTCTAACAAAATTTTTTCTTGCTAAGGATCATAAACAGAAATGGGCGGTGGTCTTATGCAACTTGTCAGCTATGGTGCACAGGATATTTATATCTCTGGCAACCCCCAGATTACCTTCTGGAAGATTCTATACAAGCGTCACACCAACTTCGCGGTGGAGTCCATTGAGGTTACCTTCAACGGTCAGGCCGACTTCAACAAGCGTGTAACGGCTGTGATCAACCGTAACGCTGATCTAATGTACAAGAGCTACGTGCAGGTTGTGCTCCCCCAGATTGACCTAACTCCCTCGAGCGGAACGTTTGGAAGTGCCATCACGGGTATTGGTGGTTTCCGCTGGCTCAACTACATCGGTCACCGCCTCATCAAGCAGGTTGAGGTTGAGATCGGTGGTCAGCGCATTGATCGCCAGTATGGTGACTGGATGCAGATCTGGACCCAGCTATCTACGGATGCTGGTGTAGTGGCTGCTCTAGACTCCCTCGTTGGTAACACCCACGACCTTGTGCTCATGAAGCGCACTGGTGGTATTGCGCTAGATGCGACCTGCTCTAGCTCTGAGACCACCATCTCTTGCGTGCCCCGCTCCGGTACCCCCGCCAAGACGCTCTACATCCCTCTCCAGTTCTGGTTCTGCCGCAACCCTGGTTTGGCCGTGCCTCTCATTGCGCTCCAGTACCACGAGGTGCGCATCAACGTTGACTTTGAGACGTGGCAGAACTGCCAGTACACTGAGTCCACTGTTGGTGTCCCTCTTGCGTCCGCGGCCCAGTCCCTCGCAGCTGCCTCCCTCTATGTTGACTACGTGTACCTCGACACTGAGGAGCGCCGCCGCTTCGCCCAGCAGAGCCACGAGTACCTCATCGAGCAGGTGCAGTACACTGGCGCTGAGAGCATCACCAGCTCTAGCAACAAGATCCAGCTCAACTTTAACCACCCCGTCAAGGAACTCCAGTGGGTGGTCCAGCGCGACTCCTTCGTTGACTGCAGCAACCCTGTGTGGATCTCTTCCATCGGCGGTCCCCAGCCTTTCAACTACTCCGATGACTTCAGCACTGAGGGTCTAATCATGTCCCTCTTGTCTCAGGCCAGCGGAAACACTGCGGCTGCGCCCAACACTTCTGGCACCTTCGCCAGCGCGATTGGCACTCAGCTAGGCCCTGCCGCCACCCAATCCTCCGCCTTCCTCGGTGTGGATACCCAGGGTTCCGTTGGTTCTATCGAGCCCGAGTTCGAGACTGGTGTCAACTACCTACTCGCCAAGGTCATCCTCGACTCCGGTGTGCGCTGCGAGGGTAAGAACCCTGTGGAGGTCGCCAAGCTCCAGCTCAACGGCCAGGACCGCTTCACTGAGCGTGAGGGCAGCTACTTCGACCGTGTCCAGCCCTACCAGCACCACAGCCGTACCCCCAGCACTGGTATCAACGTGTACAGCTTTGCCCTCCGCCCTGAGGAGCACCAGCCTTCCGGCACTTGCAACTTCTCTCGTATCGACAAGGCGACTCTCCAGCTCACTGTGTCCCTCAACACGGTCACTGGCTCTCGTACTGCCCAGGTACGCGTCTATGCGCTCAACTACAACGTGCTCCGCGTGATGTCCGGTATGGGTGGCCTCGCTTACAGCAACTAAGCTTGAGGTATAGTTGTTGCCTAGTAATTTTTGATTTTTAAATAATTTTTTAACAAATGAGTTCGTAAATACGATTTCATTTGTTAGTGAAATGTAAAATGAGCTATATTTGGACAAAAAAGTTTAAAAAGGATACAAATATTGAAAGTAAACCTCCAAATTTTACAGGTCGTTATTACAACAGAGATCCAGGCATAAACTGGGCGCCATACATTCCTATGCGAAATATACCAATTAAATACTTGGAAATTGGAGTGGCAGATGGGGGAAATGCTCTACATATTGCTAACTCTTTCTGTAAACATAGCGAATCTTCTATCTATTGCGTAGATCCTTGGACTGATTACGATGAATATAAGGAATACAAGGGGAAACAAGAGATTGGTTGGGAAACATTTAATGCAAATATCAGAAGATCCCCACATTTTGGTAAATTCAAGGTATATAGAGGATTCTCGGATAGCATAGTACCAACATTTGAAGACAATTTCTTTGACATTATATTTGTTGATGGAAACCATGAAACTGAATATGTGTATAGAGATGGAATCATGGCATTTAATAAAGTAAAATCTGAAGGATATATAGTTTTTGATGATTATTTTTATTTTGTCAGCTATTGGCCGGAAACAAGATTAGGAATTGATAGATTTCTAGAAGAGTATAGTGATAAAATTAAAATAATAAATAGAGAAAATACATTTTCTCAATGTATCATTCAAAAGTTATAAATGGATGAACTATCATGTAAATATGTAGGATCATTTGGGTTGTTAAAAAGTTGCCAACGAAGAGCTCCAATTCCTATTTCAGATTTTGATGGATTAAATCCAGCTTTATACGATAACATTGAGGAGGATAATAATATTCTACATGTTTGCCCACAAGCTATTCCTAATTTTGTAAATAAAGTATTACCAAAATTAACACGACCATTTATTTTGCTAACAAACAACTCCGATTGGACAATACCAGATGATATTTCAAAAGAAGCAGATATATTACTAAATCATCCATTGATGACTCATTGGTTTGCTCAAAACTGTATTTTAGATCATTCAAAAATTACACGTATTCCAATTGGACTTGATTATCATACATTAAGACCAACTCGCAAACAACAGTTTGCTTGGTCTCAACCCGAAACACATAGTTGGGGTAAAAAAGAACATCCGACAGATCAAGAAAAGTTTTTGATTATGAGGAAACAATATTCAGCTCCTTTTTGGTATCGCGAAGTAAAAGCATATGCTAATTTTCAATTTTTGATGACAACAAGATATGGTAAAATTGACCGCGTAGAATGTTTGAATACAGTTTCTAAAGATTTAGTGTATTATGAACCAACAAAATGTATAAGAGATAAATGTTGGTCAAACATGGTTAAATATGCGTTTGTATTATCTCCTCAAGGGAATGGATTAGATTGTCATAGGACTTGGGAAGCCCTATGTTTGGGATGTATACCTATTCTAAAAACATCTGGACTAGATCCATTATTCAAAGATTTACCTGTTTGGATTGTTCAAGATTGGAAAGATGTTACATTGGACAATATGAAGCAAGTGATTGAAGACTATAAATCAAAAACGTTCAATTATGAAAAACTTACCCTTGCGTATTGGCAAAAAGCGATATATGGACAACAAAACACGTAAAGTTACAAAATACGGTAGACGAAGACAAGTATTTAATGGGACAGCTGTTATGACAACTGGTGGTCTACGCAAAGAACAGCTAACTAAGAATCAATATGGTCGCATTGTGTCTACTCGAAGACATACATTTGCTAAGGAGCGTGGGTTCCGTAAAATGGAATCTACTGATCAAAAAGATGAGGATACCAAAGAGCAAAATGATCAGGAATGATGAATGGGCTCAAACTGGATTCAACGATGATGAGTTGGATATGTTAAAGGATGCGTATCTGGCAATCACGCGCACAGATATGTGGAGCTGGTTTGCTGATTATGTGCCTGAACAAGGATTTGCGTTATCAACTCATCCAAATATGGATAAGATTGATAAAGCTATGCACTATGAGGGTCATTCTGGATTCTCATACGCATGGACAATGCGACAAATGCAGATTATTGCCAAGAATGGATGGGAAGTTTACCTTATGTTGTGTAAGCGCAATCTAAAGAATGAGGAATCTTCTTCGGATGTATCTGAAATTTAAACGAACAGAACTTTTTAAACGTAAATGCCCGAGTACATCGTCGAAGCCAAGACTGTTCAAACAGGAGCAGTTCGTACACTCAAGGAGGCGCTAAAATGTATTTTGGTTGAGATGAGTTTACTGTTCGACAAGGACGGTATTCGCATGGTAGCTATGGACAATACCCGTACTGTATTAGTCCATCTAAGACTCTACGCAGATAAGTTTGAGAAATATGCTTATAATCATTCTGCTGAGCGTTTCATTATTGGTGTAAACACCGATCACTTGTACCGCATTGTGAGAACCGCTACGAATGATGATACAATTACTTTTTATGTTGAAGATAATGATCCCAATACACTTGGTATTTTGCTAGAGGATGGGGAAAAGAAGCAAGTAACTCGTTACAAGCTCAACCTCCTTGATCGCGATGAGCCCGATATTCAGCTACCTGAAACCGAGTTCTCAACTCATATTACGATGCCATCTCTAGACTTCCAGAAGATCTGTAGAGATATGACTCTACTTGGAGCCAAGACTGTTGAAATCAAGAATGTTGGATCTAGCTTGACATTCTCTTGTAAAGGGCATTTTGCGTCTCGTACAACTGTGATGGGAGATAGCGAGAAT